TTACTCTGCTTTCTTTACCGCAACAACATCGTCAAATCGGTCGAAGGTCTCCATAGCCTTCGCCTCGGCGGATGCAATAACATGGGCGTAAATATTCGCCGTCGTACTGGGCTGGGCGTGTCCGAGCGCCTTGGATACGACCACCAGCGGTGTGCCATCAGCGATCATCAGGCTGGCGTATGTATGGCGGAGGGAATGGACGGTCACCTTTGGGAGGCCGCTTCGGGCGATGAACTTTGAAAACCACGCTGTGATGCTGTCTGGAAAAATCGGAGCGCCCAGCTCAGTGGTGAACACGCGCCCGTCAATGTCCTCCCAGGCGTCACCCATCGCGCACCGCTGCTCATCCTGCCAGCGTTGGTATTCCAGCAGCAGCAAGAACACAGAGCGGGGGAGCTTCAGGGGGCGGCGAGATTTTGAGGTCTTCGGCGTGCTGGCATAAGTACCCTTCCGGGGCGTGTAATTCCAGGTCTGGCGCACTGCGATGGTCTGAGTGTCAATATTCACATCCTCCCACCTCAGGCCGAGCAATTCGCTCCGTCGCAGCCCAGACAAGAGGTCGAAGGTGATGAGTGTCCTCCATTTGATTGGCTCGTCCTGGAGCAATTCAAGCAGCTTCCGGGCGTCGTCCTCATCCAGGTATGCCGCTGATCTGTCGCCCAAGCTGGGCAGGTCGGTCTTCGTGGCGGGATTGTCTTTGAGGTATCCCCATTTTGCGGCCTTGGACAGGACGGCGGACACGACCCGATGGTAAGCGTGGATGGTGCCGGGCTCAAGCGGAGTTGTGTCCTTGATGACCAGAAAGACGTCTTCAAGCTGGGCGTTCATTGCCGTCGCGATCACCGCCGCGTTCTCAATCGCAATCTTCTTCCGGGCTTTCATCTGCTTGAACGACCAAAGGGACACACCGGTGCTGCGGGATAGCTCGGCCATGCTTGTGTGATGACCCTTCATCCACTGCGCAAAGTCGATTTTGCACACTGCTGTCGTTGCGCCAGCGCGGATCCCGGCTTCCTGGAGATTTGCGTAAAACGCGGCAAGGTGGGCGGGTTTCAGGTCTCTGAGCCGGATGTGGCCGATCGCCTGATTGATGCGCACCAGCTTCGCCTGATACTCGTAGGATGTCTTTTCCTTCAGGTTCGGGTTTGCGTGCCGCTGCATGAACAATTCAGAAAACTCCTTGAAACGGATGCTGCCGTCACAAATATTGCCGTCCCTGACCTGCTCCTCGAACAGCACAGCCTGCCGGTTCAGTTCTTTTTCGAGCTGACGCTTCGTCATGCCAGGTTCCGGCACCCAGGTCAGGTATTTCCGGATTTGCCGACCGTTGATGTCATAACCAGCCGATACAGTGATCTGATACCCTTTGCCTTGCTTTTTTATCGTGGCCATTGCATTTTCTCCTTCCATTTCGCCCAGAGGGGCGCTATAATAGAAGGGTAGTAGGCCATCCAAACTTACTACCCTTTGAACCGCTTCGGTGTTCCCGCACCGGGGCGGTTTTTTATTGAGACGCTTGCTGCATCTCGATACCCTGTATCGCATCTCGATACAGAAACCCCTTCAAGTCCGAGCTGTCACCGGTGTTGTAATAGTGTAACAGCAGGGTGTTGAACTGTTCCATGTGCCGGTCTGTGATGGTGAGAATGCCAGCGCCGGCGGAGACGAGGATTTTGTTTGCGAGGGTCATGCTGGTGCGCTTGTTCCCATCCCAGAAGAATTGCCCTCTGGCGCCCCACGCAAAGGCTTCCAAGGCTTTTTCCGTGGCGGTCATCTCCGTGTTATTGACAAGGGCGAGAAGGGATTCTTCGACCTGTTCATAGATAGGAACCGGCGGGACATACTCCGTGCCGGAGATGCCAACGGTGCCGGTGCGCAGCACACCCCATTCCAGCGATTCATTCCGTGCGATAAATTCGTTGAGCTTGCACAGATAGGCCAGCGTGACCGGCTCATTGATGGTCTTGACCAGATACCGCCATGCGTCACGCATATTTAAGATCGCTTGGATGTCGTCGAGCTGTACATTCGGGACATTCACGCCGTTCAAGATGGTTTGCGTCTGGGGGAATGTAACCGCTCGGCTCTCCATCTTCATCCCGCAGTAAATGTTCTCGTCCCATTTCTTCTTCGCAAGGAAGATGCTTTGTTGCGAGGTCAAATGGTATTTGTCTTTAAAGTGCATGGTTTAACATCTCCTTTCCTTTGTTATTTTACCTACGCTCCCCGTGCAGAGGGTGACTACACATTGCCCCAGTGCTTATGATGCCGGAGTGGTAGGGCAAGAAGCTTCGCGGTTACTGCTTGTCTATTGTGATGGGATCGGTATGGAAATTGCTGAAATAATCGCCTTCCGGTCGAATATCTAGGCCAAAATCCACCTTTTTAATCTGTTCGATGCCGTCCTTTGCGAGTTTATCCTGATCAAAGTCGATTCCATACGCAGCGACGCACCCAGGGAAAACCTCGGTCTTATATTCAATGAGATTGGCTTCCTGCGTCCAGTCATTTACGGACACATTTTCAAGGTCGAAATCAAAATACTTTTTGCGGTCATTGCGGATGGCAAAAATGGCGTCATAATTATCATCGTCAAGCGCCCAGATAAAAATGCCATCTTTATTGTAGAGCGCATTTCCGGGGGTGTAATCCACACTTTCTCCACCATCGATGGGAAGTTCGATGATTCCGGTTTCGAACTCTTTCATTGACTCCCCATAAGCCCAAAAATGAACCTTGATTTGTTTGATTTCATCAATTCCGTTGATGTCAAGCCATTCACTGGGGATGTCCAGCGTTCCAGATGCCTTCTTCCCGGCGGCGACCTCTGTGTAAGTATCATACTCGTTGCAGTACGCCATCATAATACCATTGACGGAGTAGGCATACACACAAAAGCTCAGGTTGTTTTTGGAGTTGTTTTCAAAATAAAAGGTTACGCTGTCCGCTTCGCTTTCTTTTGTTTTTACAATGGTGTTGTGTCCCGTATAAATGGTGGCTGCCTTGACCTGTCCGGACTGAGAAACCGGCGACACATCTGTTTTTTCTTGCTTTTCGCTTGTGTCATGGCTTGCGCTGGAAACAACTGTGTTTTTGCTAGTATCAGTGGGCGGCACAGCATCACCAGAAAATGATACAGAGGACAAAAACATCCCTACAAAAAACACTGCGGCCGAAATCCAGGTAACCTTTGTGAAAATGCGCACTTTCTGTTCTTTTTTTGCGATTACGGAAACGACTAGGCCAATCACACCAAAAGCGGCTGAAATGAGTGCTATCACTGCGATGACTGCAAAAAAATCATTCATACTTCTTCTCCTATCTCCCGTCAATTTTACTGTATTTTGTCAGATTACGGCACATACCTCCATGTTACAGGACAGGGGTGGAGTTTTCAACATTCGAAAGAAATACGATTGTAGCACTGCTGGGTGGCATCGCCTATCTCGCATTACTTTGATTTCAAGCCACACCCTGTGCAGGGTGACTATCGCACATTTTCCTACAAAGGCAAGACTTCCCTCAAGAGGAAAACATTTTGCAATGAAATGTGGATAATTACCCGCTAAAATCACCTTTGAGGTGATTTTTTATGTCTTATGACGATTACAAGACTGCCAGAGATATGGCGTGGAAAATTTTATTGGAATGCGGCATTGACGCCCTGCCCGTGCGCCCGTCAGTTATCTGCGACCACTACGGCTGGGTGCTCGCTGACTACCACACCGGAGCGTCGAGCATCGCCCTTTTGGGGCTGGAAGAGCTGACAAAGCAGACAGACGGGTTCTGTGCCGTGACCAAAAGCCACGCATATATTTTCTTCGACAGCACACTTCCGGCAGGGCGGCAACGGTTCACCATCGCACACGAAGTTGGGCACTTGGTACTTGGTCACGTCACACCGGGCGGCGTGACAACGGTCAACCGAGAACCGACCCCGGGGGACAACCCAATTGAACGCCAGGCAAACCAGTTTGCAGCGCGGCTGTTGGCGCCCGCCTGCGTCCTGCACGAGCTGGGAGCCATCACACCGGAGGCCATCCAGCGGGCTTGTGGACTCTCGCGCCAGGCCGCTGAGTTCCGCGCGGCCAGGATGCAGGAGTTGGAGCGCCGCAACCGCTACTATACTAGCCCGGCAGAGAGGCAGGTGCTCCAACAATTTGCATCACATATCGCCCGTGTACTTGGGCGGTAACACGGCATCTTCTTCTTCCTTCGACACTTGATTGACTGCGCTGCTCTCGCCGCCCCTGGCAACAGCCGGCTTGATAACCAACTTGCTTTCCGCTTCGGCATCCGCCGGAGCGGTTTTTTCTATGCTCAGGACGGGATTTGCGCGGAAGATGCCTTCCCTCATCCCAACGCAGAACGCATCACGCAGCTGCTTTGGCAGCTTCACATAGGCATTCAGGATGAGCTGTTCAAATTCGTTCAGCCCTAATTTCTCTGCAACTTCGCTCACTATATCTGTGGGCGCTTTCGCGAACATCTCGCCTTCGCCGGTGCGGAGCCAGGTTTCGTTGACGTTGAATGTTTTGCAGATGAGAGCAAGGACGGCACCGGATGGATTCCGGTATCCGAGTTCGATTTGTGCAATCGAATTTCTGCGCAAATTGATTTGCTCGGCAAATTCTTGCTGGGTTAGTCCGAGTTCTTTCCTCAACGTCTTAAATCGCTCGTGTATCACATTATCACCTCCACTGACAAACAAATGATACCTCAAAAACGTCCCATTGTCAACAATTAAATGCTTGACAATGTATCTTTTGAGACGTATAATAGTCCCATAGTAAACAAAAGGAGGTGACACTATGAACACAGAGACCACTAAAATCACGGCTGTAGAAGTCATGACGACCGGCGCTGAAATCGTAAAGATGTCCGCAAACGAACAGCTGGTGGCCTACGGCTACCTGATGGGTTTGCTGGATCGCAGCAGCGCCCTGAACGCTTGCCGGGCGGAAGAAGCCAGCTGAACACGATTTGGAGGAAGGAGGTGAACACCATGGGAATCCCGAGAATGAGGATTGCGGCCGACGTCTTGGCTGAAATCAAAGCGCTGGATCCGGACACGCGAATCACCCTGCATTACATCCGGAGCATCATCAACCAGGGCAAGGTGCCTGTCCGCAAGGCTGGCACCAAGAAGCTGGTCGATTTGGACAAGGTGCTGGAGTACCTGGCTCGCGGAGACGAAGATGAAAAGACACCAACCGGAGAAATCCGGAGAGTGGAGCTGTGAAAGCGGCTTATGTCAGCACCTGCCCCAAATGCACGAAATGCCGCCTATACATCCAGCGCCGCTGCAAGGGTCTGCTGGACTACCAGCGGCGGTGGTGCCCGGAGTGGATTACATACGGGATGGTGGCGGACGCTTGGGGTCGGCGGGTGCAGACAAGACAACTGAGGAGGTATGACAAATGATGACCATCGAAGACGCCATGACTGCTGCAACGGAGCGCGGCGCTGTGGGAAGAATGATGGGTTACACGAGGATTGCCACAATCCTGTATGTGGCGGGGCACGGCGAAATGGCTGACGAAATAATGGATGCGGGCATCGCCTATTATGCGGCACTGCTGACAGGTATGTATAACGCTACGCCCAACTCCGACAAAGCAACCGTTATTGTAGCGATGGAGAGGATGTGCCGATTTGTGCGGGATGCGGACGCTGACTTAGACGGAAGGGCTGTTATCCTGGACGGCGAAATCACCAATGAGCTGGACGCCAGTTTTGCGAAGATCGAGTTTGCAAGGAAAGAGGAGGAATCAACATGACACACAGAACAAAATGCACCTGCCAGCTGGTCGTTGGCATTGCTGGCGCTGTAATGGGCGTAGCGGCCTGGGCGACTGCTGGACGCATGGCGCTGCTCGGCAACTGGCTGCCTGCCAGCATCACGATGTGCGCCGCAGCCTGGATGATGTCGGTATCGGAGACGGCCTTTGATCGGATGCTGGCACGGAGGCTCAAGCAGTGAGCCGCAGACCCTGCGCCCACTGCCAGCGCCTATGGAACACCCAGACCCTGGTGACGGTCGGCGCGGCGGAGCTGTGCCCGGTCTGTTATAAGCAGCGGAGATGGGCGCGGAGATTGTGGCCGTGCAGAGACTGCACGTTGGAGGCCGACCGGACACTGGTCTGCCACGACAAGTGCCCGCGGTACGCAATGCACCGCGCCCTCATTTGGGCGGGTAAGCCCAGCAAGGGTGAGCGGGCGGCAGCAGAGGTGACGCTGGAGGGCAAATTGCGGAGCATCCGTCATCGCGGTACTGGCAAGGTCGCCCAAAGATAAAAGCCGCCGCCGGAGGGGCAACTCCGACGACGGCAAAGGTAAAATACCAACTGTATTGTACACCAAGGAGGTACAAAAAGCAATGAGAACGATCACGATCCAGCGCCTGACCCTGGCGAATTTCAAGGGTTGCCACAGCCTGACCTTGGATTTCCAGGGACGGGACTGCTCCATCTACGGCGACAACGCCACCGGCAAGACCACCGTCTATGACGCCTTCTGCTGGCTCTTGTTCGGTAAGGACAGCAGCGGCGCGGCCAAGTTCGATATCAAGCCTCTGGACGAGACCGGCGCCGTGGCAGATCATGGGGCGGAGACCAGTGTGGAGGCGATCCTGTCGGTGGACGGCCAGGAAGTGACCCTCAAGCGTACTTATTTTGAGCTGTGGAGCAAGAAGCGGGGGAACAAAGAGGCTTCCTTTGACGGTCATTCCTCTGGGTTCTACTTCAACGGTCTGCCCATGGCCAAGAACGAGTTTTCCGGCCGAGTCGCTCAGCTGTGCGATGAGAACAGCTTCCGCACCCTGACAGACCTGCGCTGGTTCTGCGCAGGGGAGAGCGAGACGAACCGGAGAGCAGCCCTCTTCGACCTGGTGGAGGACGTGTCAGACGAGGATGTTCTGGCGTCTGACCAGGCGTTCGCCCCGCTGACGGATGCCTTGGGTGGCCTGACGGTGGAGGAGGCCAAGGCGGCCTACCAGAAGCAGCGCAGGAACTTCCAGACCAAGGCCAAGACCACACCGGCCAGGATCGACGAGCAGAAGCGCACCATCAGTGAGTATGAAGCGGTAGATTTTGCCGCCCTCCGCACGCGCCGAGATGAGCTGGCAGGGCAGGAATCTGCCGCCAGGGAAGCGCTGGAGCAGCTCCGGAGCAAGGCGGGCACCTCCGTCCTCCTGCCCCAGCGGGACGGGCTGCGGATGCAGCTGGAGGCGTGGGAGAGCCAAAATGCAGCCTATCGCAGTGGGCAGCGGACAGCAGACCCAACCCAGCTGCGTCGCCAGAAGGAAGGCTTGGAGCGCCAGGGGCAGGCCATTGCCCGAGAGCTGGAGCGCAACCAGCTGAGCCAGCAGCAAGGCCAGGCGGCCATCCAGGCGTGTCGGGAACGGTGGAAGGAGACACAGTCCATGACCTTTTCCGGCGGCACCTGCCCCACCTGCGGCCAGACGCTGCCAGCGGATCAGCTGGCCAAGGCCACGGATGAGTTTGAGCAGCGTAAGAAAGAGCGCCTTGCCAAGCTGGCAGAAGATGCGGGAGCACGCAAGGCCGAGCTGGAAGCTCTCCAAGCCAGAGCTGACGAATTGCGGGCTGACCAGGCACAGAACGAGCAGGACTGCGCTGCACTGGCGCAGCAGCTGGCCGCGGCGGAAGCGCTGGTCATCACTGACCTGGACGGTTACGGAGAGCGGAAAACACGCCTGACCAGTCAGCTCCAGGAGTTGGAGGTGCAGATCGCCCAGGCCAGCCGGGATACCCGGCAGGCGGAACAGGAGGCGGAACGGCGTTGGGCGGAGACGCGGGAGGCGTTGCGCCGAACGGAGAGCGCCCTGGCGGGAGAACAGTTCCTGACCGCTGCCCGGAAACGTGTGGCGGAGCTGATGGCGGAACAGCAGCAGACGGCGGCGGAGACAGAGCGGCTGGATAGCCTGCTGGATCTGTGCGACCAGTTCACCCGGGTCAAGGCGGAGTATATCAGCCGGGAGGTCAGCGAACGGTTCCGGCTGGTGCGCTGGCAGCTGTTCGAGGCGCAGATCAACGGCGGTCTCCGGGACTGCTGCAAGGCCACCATCGACGGTGTGCCCTACGCCGACCTGAACAACGGGGCGAAGATCAACGCCGGTCTGGACGTGATCGCGACCCTGAGCCAGGCCAAGGGCATCCGCTGCCCGCTGTTTGTGGACAATGCCGAGAGTGTCACCCAGCTCCTGGAGATGGACACCCAGGTCATCCGCATGGTGGTCAGCAAAACGGACAAGCAGTTGAGAATGGAAAGGGAGGATTGAGATGGTCATCGGAACCAGAGCAAAAGCAAAGATCCCGCCGGTGGAGGCGGGGACATACCTGGCGATCTGTGTCGGCATCTACGACTTGGGGGAACAGCAGACGGAGTACAAGGGCAAGACCCGGTACAACAATCAGATCCAGTTCACCTTCGAGCTTCCGACGGAGCAGGTGGAATTGGATGGGGAAATGAAGCCCCGGCAGCTGTCCCGCACCTTCTCGGTCAGTACCAGCAACAAGTCTGGCTTGCGGAAGTTCCTGACCTCCTGGCGGGGGAAGGCGTTTTCCGACGAGGAGATCCGGGCGTTCAACACAGATGAGATGCTGGGGCGCAGCGCCATGATCCAGGTGGTCCTCAATGACACCGGCGAGTATGCCAACATTGATGGCGTGATGCAGATCCCCAAGGGGATGCCCACCCCCACCACGGAGACGGAGCTGCACGTGTTCAACATCGACCAGTGGGACGATGCGACCTTCGCAGCGCTGCCGGAGTGGGTGCAGGAGAAGATCAAGAACTCCACCCAGTACCAGCAGATGCACGCCCCGGAGACCGCCGTGGACTTCCCAGAGCAGGAGGAGCAGCCCCAGCAAACCGCACTTGAGGAAGGAGTGGAGTGTCCGTTTTGAAATTCATTCCATTGGCTAGCTCCAGCGCTGGCAACGCCTACTTATTGGACGACGGACAGTGCGTCCTGCTGCTGGAATGTGGCCTGAGCTACCGGCGGCTGGGTCAGCTGGTGCGGGCGGCGGGATACACCGTCTCCCAGCTGGCCGGCTGCCTGGTCAGCCACGAACATAATGACCACGCCCGCTGCTGGGACAAGTTGCTGGCGGCTGGGATCCCGGTCATCCTGTCCCATGGCACTGCCCAGGCGCTGGGGGCGGATGGAGCTACCTTGTTGGCACCGGATGTGGGGCGGGACTGCTCAGAGCCTATGCAGGTGGGCAGCTTCCAGGTCATCGCCTTCCGCACTTTCCACGATGCCAGGGAACCGGTGGGCTACCTGGTCAGGGGGAGCGACGGGGAGAAACTGGTGTTCGCCATCGATACCGGGAACATCCGGTACCGGTTTCCCGGTGTGAACATCCTGGCCATCGAGGCCAACTACCAGGAGGACATCCTGGCACGCTGCACCCGGATGCCAGAAGCCACCGTCAAGCGTGTCCGCAACACCCATCTGGAGATCGGCCAGCTGTGCGGCTACCTGAGCACCTTGCCCCTGCAGCAGTGCCGGGAGATCTATCTGCTCCACCTGAGCGACGCCAACAGCGACGAGGCGTGGTTCGAAGCGTGTGTGCGTCGGGCAATGTCGAAGAAATGCCGGGTCATTGTGTGCCCGAAGGAGAGAAAATCATGTTAAACAAAGTGATCATTCAGGGTCGGTTGGTGGCAGAACCAGAGCTGCGCCACACCGCCCAGGGGACTGCCGTGGCCAACGTGCGCATGGCGGTAGACCGAGATTTCAAGCGGCCAGATGGCAGCCGGGAGACGGATTTCTTCCAGGTCATCGCCTGGCGCGGCGGCGCGGAGTTTCTGGCCAAGTACTTCCGCAAAGGGCAGCTGGCCTGTGTGGAGGGCAGATTGCAAGCCAGGGACTACACGGATAACACCGGCGTCCGGCGCTTCGTGACGGAGATCGTGGCAGAAAACCTGTATTTTTGCGGCGGCAAGAAGAGCGAGTCCAACGCAGCGCCTTACGGAGAACCGACCGGGTTCACGGAGGTAGAAGATGACGGCCAGCTGCCGTTTTAAGAAGGTGGCAGCATGGCGAAAGAGAAGAACAGCTTTGTGCTGTATTACGACTTGGAGGACATTCTGCTCGACCTGAGCGACAGCCAGATCGCGGAGTTGTTCCGAGCAATCTTCGCCTACGAAAAGCGTGGCGAGGCGTATTCCGGCTCAGACGCGGAAGTGAAGATCGCCATGCGTTTCGTGAGTAGAGCGCTGGACGACAACGATGAGCGGTATCGGGCGAAGGTGGAAAAACGTCGGGAAGCTGGTCGAAAAGGTGGACTTAAAAGTGCACAGAGCCGCAAGCAAAAGAAGCAAAACGAAGCAAATCAAGCAAACGCAACCAAAGGCAAGCAAAAGAAGCAAAGTCAAGCAAATCAAGCTGATAATGAACCTGAACCTGTACCTGATAATGATACTGATAGTGATAGTGAGGGGACTACGTCCCCTACCCGCGCGCGCGTAACGCAGCAAAGCAAGCTTGCATCACAGAAAGTCCAATGGGCGGACAACGTGACCATGACCAACGCCGAACACCAGAAGCTGCTCGACGCTCATGGCCCCGCCGACACAGCGCTGATGATCGAGCACCTGAGCCATTACAAAGCAGCGAATGGGAAGCACTATGACAGCGATTACCGGGCGATCTTGGCTTGGGTGACAAAGTGGCTGTCAGAACAGGAGGGGACGAAGACCGGTGCGGCACAGCGGCCCAGCAAGGCGCCGACTCCAATGCCGCCGACACAGGAGAGCCTGGCAGAGCAGGAGCAGAGGATCCTCGCAAATGAACGCTGGATGCGAGACTTTTTGGAGAGCCAACGGGAGGACGAACAGGATGAATGAACAGAACAGAAGCGACAGTCTGTTGGAGATGGCCAGAGGCGCCATCCTTGAACGGGTAGACTATGAGGCAGCACGGGTCGCCGAGAACATCGAAGACCCCAACACGGACATCAAGGCAAAGAGAAAGATCCAGATCACGCTGACATTCATGCCCGGCGCTGACCGGGAGACGGTACAGATGGAGACGATAGTGAAGACCACCCTGGCGCCCATGATGCCGGTCAGTACCAGCTTGTACATGGTGCGGGATGACCAGGGCGACCCCATGATCGTGGAAGCCGTCCGGCAGACGCCAGGGCAGCTGGACATGGACGGCGGAGAAGTGGAAGAACCTAAGATCGTGCAACTGCATCGGAAAGCGTAAGGAGGAACAGACATGAGTGGCATTTTGGCAGAATTTGTGGAGAAGATCATCAGCCTGAAAGACCCGACCATCATCGAGGTGGCGGGGCAGCAGTACGCAAACCAGGAGTTTGCACGCATCAAGCCACACGTAGATCGCCCGTCGGTGTATGAGGTGACCGGGCTGGACAGCATTGTCCAGCTGCTGCGCAAGGAGATCGAGAGAGTCGGCGGCTTCGCCTTTGTCCGGGTGGCCAGCCATGACCGGGTGTACGTCAGTACGAGCTACCGGGCAGACACCACCGGTTACCTGGCCAGAGTCATGCGCACGGAGAAAAAGTGCTGCGATCTGTGCGGGCGAAAGGGCTGGTGCACGGTGTACGACAAGGAGGATGACGATGACAAAGCGTAACCTATGCGACACCTGCCTGCACCGCGCGGTGTGCAGGCATGGGATCGCTCAGCAGTGGGGGCGGATGGCGCACTGCGCCTACTACGAGCGTCTGATCCTAATGGGGCACAAGCCGGGACTGCTGCCTCTGTGGGTCAGGACTGCGATACCACCAGAGGAGGATGAAGAATGACAGGACAAGACATCAGGGCGTTTAGGCAGCGGGAGCGCCTCAGCCAGGAGGCACTCGGCGGAGTGCTTGGGGTAATACACTCATCAATCAGCAACTGGGAGTGCGGGAGACACATCCCAGTGAAATACAACGCAAAATTAAAGGCACTTATGGAGGCTGATCCGAAAGAGCTGGCGGAGATGCTGGATGGTGTGCCAAGAAAGGTGGAAGCGACAAGGCAGCCAAAGGCAAAGCCTGCAAAAGCATCGCAGTCAGCAAAGTCTGTTGTTGCTCAGAACGACACCTGCAAAACTTGCCCTTACTGGCGGCACATGGACGGCCAGAAAAGCCCAACGATGTACTGCGCCTGCCTCCAGGAGACCGGCCATGCCCGTACCTGCGGCGTAGAGCGTACATACCAGCGGTACAGGACGCTCAGTCCGCTGTCTCTGGACGCTGCTAGGGCGGCGGAGCTGGGGATGAGCTACGGGCGGTATAAGGCGATGGAGGCGATTTAATGGCAAAAAGAAAGCGCCGATTTTGTGATAACCCAAAGGAAATGGCTGTGAAATACAAGCTCGTAGAGAGGCAAGCTATGCAGGACACGATGATCAACTACATCGGCGATTGCGCCCTGTTGGTGCTCAACGATGAGTTTGGATTTGGCCAGGAGCGTCTTGAGCGATTTAACACAGCGCTCAACTCCGAGTTGGCAAAATGGTGGGAGGTCACCGCAGCGCCGAAGCCGGGAGACAAGACGTCCGAGGTTGGGTACATCCGGAGCAAATTTGACGAGGCGCTCAAGCGAGTGTGCGGGGATAAGTTTGTGCCGTTTGAGCAGCGGTACGAGTGGATCGACAACAACGTGATTTGACGGAGGTGCAGCAGTGAGCAAACCGAGATACTGGTGGTGGGGCAGCATACAGGCCGCCCTACGAGCCTACCCAAGGCTCAAACAGCGGTATGAGATGCCTGACGTGGCGCTGACGGCGAGATATGCAGAGGGGGCAGGTCACGATAGTGCCCCGGGTAGAACAACGGAGACGGCGGCATTACAGCGCTTGTACGATGGGGATTACAAGGTCTACCTGGCGATTAAGGCGGCAATTGACGAGACGGCGCAGATGGAAACCGGCCGGGCACGGCTGGCAATTATCGACTTGCTTTATTTCCGACGGATATGCACACTGCAAGGAGCGTCCATGGACGTAGGATACAGCTACGGGAGGGCAAAAGAAGTTCGACAAGAGTTCATCCGTTTGGTTGCTTATTACATGGGATATTTGCCGAAGTCCGAGGTTCGTAAAAAGTTCAGCCACAAGAGCCAAAAAATGTGAGAAAATAGTATCATCCCATAGCGGATACGGGATGCGTAAGTCCGCTGTGGGACACCTCCTGGTATATGGGGCGGCAGGGAGACAGCCGCCCCAACAGGATGCAGGATAACCCCTTTTTCTTTCTTCTCACCCTTTCCGAGGTGGCGGCGGAGCGTATGTTCTGCCGCCATTTTGGCGGGGAGACACACTCCTGTAGCTCAGCAGCTAGAGTGTGCGGCCATATCGCAAGGTCGTGGGTGCAAATCCCACCAGGAGCAGATGAGACGGCATATGGGACTATCTGACTGCTGGAAAGACAGCCCCGGACCGGCGGGTTATCCGGCACCAATCCCACCGCCCGCACCTCTCTACGATGTGTCCCAGGGCGGATATAAAAGCGGCGATCCCCAGCCGTCAAGCGGGGCGAACAAAAGCGAAACGCTTTTAGGGGACTTCCGTTCGCACGGCAGTCCCTATTTTCGTGGCCGAGGAGGTGAGTTCTGTGCCGGCACTCGAAAATGCAAGATGGGAAGCGTTCGTCCGGGCGCTGATTGAAAATAAGAGCCAGCGCAAGGCTTACCGCGAGGCGTTCCCAGCATCCCGGAAATGGAAGGATTCCACGGTTGACTCCAAGGCATCCGTCCTGTTCAGCAACAACAAGGTTCTGGCAAGGTACACGGAGCTGCAAACCCAAGCCGCTCAGGGTGCGGTGTTGACCCGTCAGCGTAAGCGGGAAATCCTCTGCACCATAGCGGAGAGCGAGGAGAACGAGCCGAGAGATCGCATTCGAGCGATTGACACAGACAACAGGATGGAGGGCGAGTATACAGAAAAGGTTGAGGTCAAGGCGACTGACAACAACCTGTTCGCCCAGCTGGAGGAGTCACTGAATGAACTACGAACGGTTCAGCCGGAAGCAGCTGTTGACGCTGCTGTGGTGGAAACAGCAGGAGCTGAATCGGTATGACGGCCTGATTTGTGACGGTTCTGTCCGAAGCGGGAAAACAGTTGCCATGACTGTGGGCTTTCTGCTCTGGGCGATGTCCACCTTTGACGGCTGCAAGTTCGCCCTATGTGGCAAGACCATCGAAGCACTGCGGCGGAACGTGGTGTCCCTTATCCCTGGCCTGGTGGAAGGTATTATGCGGGTGCAGGAGCGGCGTAGCGACAACACCATGACGGTGTGGGGCTTCGGCCACGTCAACACCTTCTATCTGTTTGGTGGTCGAGACGAGAGCAGTTACACCCTGATCCAGGGCATGACGTTGGCGGGGGTGCTTTTCGATGAGGTAGCGCTGATGCCGCGCTCCTTCGTGGAGCAGGCGTTGGCTCGTTGCAGCATCAGCGGGTCACGGTACTGGTTCAACTGCAACCCAGAGGGGTCGTCCCATTGGTTTTACCGAGAATGGATTTTGAAAGCAGAGGCACACAACGTGCTGCACTTGCATTTCACCATGGCGGACAATCTTGCACTCGACCCGGCGGTTCGAGCACGGTACGAAACGATGTATACCGGTGTGTTCTACGACCGGTACATCCGTGGCCTTTGGGTGGCGGCAGAGGGACGCATTTATGATTGCTTCGACCGGGCAAAGCACCTGATCGCCACGTTGCCCGATCTGGCTGGGGATTGTTACGTCAGCTGCGACTACGGCACGCAAAACGCCACTGTTTTCCTGCTCTGGCGGCGGGAACGCGGCACGGAACGCTGGGTGTGCCTGCGAGAGTATTATTACTCCGGCAGGGATAAGCGGCGGCAGAAAACGGATAAAGAGTTTTGCGCTGACCTGGGTGCCTGGCTGGGGGATGACCGCCCGCGTGCTGTGGTGGTTGACCCTTCGGCGGCTTCGTTTATCGCGGAGCTGCGCCAGGCTGGGTATCCGGTGCAGCAGGCAGACAATGAGGTGCTGGACGGCATCCGCAATGTGTCCACTCGGTTGCAGGCTGGGACGTTGCTGTTTTCCATCGCCTGCGTCCACACGGTGGAGGAGTTCCAGGCATACGTCTGGGACGAAAAAGCAGCGGAACGCGGCGAAGATAAGCCAGTTAAAGTCAATGACCACTGCATGGATGCGGTGCGATATTTTGTGACCACCATACTGGGGCGGCAGGTCGTGAGAGTCGGCAAGCGCCCAGCAAGATTGTGAGGTGAGCGTGTGATTATCTACCTAGACAGGGCGGAGGTGCCTGACCTGGAGCACATCCCAGGACAGGTGCTCCAACACCTGATTTCGGCGTCCGAGCAGGCAAATGGACGCTATGACAAGCTCCATCGGTATTATCTGGGGCGACATGACAACACCAAAAAGCCGCCAGATGAGGGCGAGAGCGTTGTGACCATCAACTACGCCAAGTACATCACCGACATTATCTTGGGTTACTACCTGGGCGAGCCGGTCAAGTACGACACCAATCCCCAAAAGGACAAGAGTGTAGCGGCAGCCGGAACGGATGAGGCAGCGGGTGTGCTGTCCGCGGACAATGAGCAGGTGGATATTTCGGCGCTGCAAGACGCCTACGATGTCCAGCAGATCGCGGCCATTGATGCGGACATTGGCAAATATATGGGCGTCATGGGCGACTGTATGGAGCTATGTTATGCGTCTGACGATGAGGTGCCCATGCCCCGATCGGCGTACATTGACCCACGCAATGGCGTATTGGTCTGCGACACCAGCGTAGAGCACAAAAAACTGTTCGGCGTGGTCTGGGACAAGCGCCAGACGGTGGCCGGTCAGACGTATTACGCGGTGTCCATCTATACGGATACCGGCGTGCAGGAGCTGCGGTGTGATGATCTGTCCACGGCGGCATTTACCCCAGTGGCAGACCGGCGGGAGCACTATTTCGGAGCTGTCCCGCTGATCGCATACACCAACAATCGGGAGCGACAGGGGGATTTTGAGCAGATCATCAGCCTGATCGACGCCTATGACGAGCTGATGAGCAACCGGTTGACGGACAAAAAGAAATTCGTGGATGCGCTACTGGTGTTCTTCGGGATGACCCTCCGAGATGGGGATGATGAGAAACTGGCGCAGGAGAAGTTTTTGGATGGCGCTCCGCTGGACGCACGAGCCGAGTACATCCAAAAGACTTTTGATGAGTCCAGCGTGCAGGTGCTGGCAGACGCACTGGTACGAGAAATGCACAAGATGACCATGACGGTGGACATGAGCGATGAACAGTTCGCCGGGAACAGTTCCGGCCAGGCGTTGAAGCTGAAACTCCTGACCATGAATCTGCTGGCCAAGAACAAGATGCGCCGAATGGAAAAAGGGTTGAAGGAGCGATTCTCTCTCTATAATCACTGGCTGGTCACCCGCGGTGATATGGCGCCGGTCGGTGTCAACGATATTGATGTTGTGTTTACCCTGTCCATGCCCATCAACGAGAGTGAGATTGTCCAGATGGTCACCAGTTTGCAGGGCATTGTGGATGACCGAACCCTGCTCAGTCAGTTGTGGTTTGTCCGCGACCCAGCGGAAGCGGCTGAAAACATCAGGCAGCAGAAGCAAGAGAATGCAGCCATCTATGGCGTCCCGTCCCAGGCGGATGAAACAGAAGCAGAGGAAGACGCCAAGAAAGTGCTGAAACAGGATGAGTGACCGCAAGTATTGGCGCAAGCGCTCCGTGAAACTGGGGCTCTTGAGTGAGCGGAAAGCCCAGCGGACAGCGCGTGCGGTGTTAGACGCCTATGACAAGGTGCTGACCACCGTGCAAGAGCGGATTGAGCGGATTTTTGCCCGATTTGTCCGGAATAACGACAGCCTGAACGCAGAGAAAGCTCGCCAGCTCCTGTCGGTGCGGGAAACCCAGAAATATCGGCAGGAGCTGTTGGTGTTGTACCACAGCACCACGGATAAGGCGCTGCGGGATGAGCTGCGTGCCATGCTGGAGGCTCCGGCCTATGCCAACCGGATCAGCCGCCTGGAAGCCCTGCGGGACATCGTGCGGGCGGATTGCAGGCAGTTGGGCTTGCTGGAACGGGAGTTGGTCGGCAAAGGGTTGGCCGACGCCCTACAGGAGGCATACACCCGGCAGGTGTTTGACATCCAGCAGGGCACAGGGTATGGCAGGCGCATCAAGACACTGGAGGACAAGCAAGTTCGCGTCATTCTGGGGCAAAAATGGTGGGGCGGCAACTTTTCCGGGCGCATTTGGAACAACAACCAGGCGTTTGCGGACGCCGTGCAGCAGACTATTTTGACCGGCACGCTGGCGGGGATGAGTTTCCGTGAGATGTCGGATATGCTCTTGCAGATCACCGGCACGGACGCGACTTCCGGCGCAAAAGCCAACTCCATGCGGCTCATCCGCACGGAGTTTTGTCATATATCGGCACAGGGGGCGCTGCTGGGGTACAAGTCCTACGACCTAGAGTATTACCGCTACCTTGCCACGCTGGACTCCCAGACAGATGAGGAGTGCGGCACGCTGGATATGCGGCGCTTCAAGGTAACGGATGCCCAGCCGGGGTTGAATTTCCCACCTATGCATCCAAATTGTAGGTGTACCACCATGCCAGACATGAGTGAGCAGGTGATCGCCAAGACCAAACGTGCTGCACGAGACCCGGCGACCGGTAAGAGCATCACCGTGCCGGGGAATATGAGCTATGCGGAGTGGCACAAGAAGTTTGTCCAGGGCGTGCCGGACAGAAAACAGGTGGAGCAGCAGAAGCAGAGAACGGTTTCCTATGCGCACCTTGCGCAGAAAAGTGTTGCAACGGCAGGCGGGAATGGTATAATAACAGGAGCGAGAATTACAGACCCTCTAAGCAAGGAGGCAGATGAATTTGCGGAAATGTATTATAGGGAAATACGAAACTTTTCTACCGATGCGGAGAAGATAGCTAAAAATTTAGGGAAAAGAAAATCGGACATCAAACGAATCAAAATGTATCTTTTTGAAGAAAAGTCACTCTATGATGAAGATATTAGAGAGTGGCGACGGTTTGATTCGGATTGTGCAATTGCTCAAAGCTGGCAACGTCTCATGGTCGGAAAGGATATCAAGCCGCACGACAGGATATTGATCGAACATGAATTGCTGGAAATGCAAATCAAAAAAGAAAACCCAACGTTGGAGCATTGGAAGGCGCACGAATTAGCGTCAATGAAGTATAATTATCAAAAGGCTGCGGATGAATATTATGGTAATCTTAAGAAACATCAAAAAAACGGATAACAGCATTTCGGCGGATTATTACCCTGAAGGCGAGAAGTTGAAAGGGTTTATGAAAATCCGCATTAAAGATGGAGAAATCTTAGAGCACGACAATGCAAGTTCGTTTTCCGCTGCGCACGTTCTGCGCGAGTTGAAGCGCCTTGCAAAATCAGAAAATCCGCCGAAGGAAAAAACGTTGTTGTGGTATTGATACCGCCAATTTGGGCGACATCTAAAGCGGGTAAACTCAATGAGTCCAAAATAGGACTCACCAATATACTGGTAGCCCCGAAAATTCGGGGCTATTCTAAAATGCTGATTCAAGCACGTTGTAAGACGTGCTTTTTTCATACCCAAAAGGCAACAGCATGGGGCTGGCGCGTCCAGAAATGTGCTGGGGCAACGATAAATGGAGGACATGACCATGAGATACAAACATAGACCGTTGGCATTTGCCTGCTACGCTCCGGAGGGCGCCAGCAGCGGCACCACTCCGCCGGAAGGCGGCGACAGCGGCGACAACGCAAACGCCGGGGGCGGCAACCCGAACCCGGACGGGGGCAGAGCGCCGGAAGAACCCCTGACCTTTGACCAGCTGCTTGCCAGCAATCGGGATTACCAGAGCGAGTTTGACCGCAAGGTGACCCAGGCGCTGACCAAGGCAAGGCAGACTTGGGACAGGGAGCAGGCGGAGAACATGGACGAGGCAAAGCGGCTGGAGAAGATGACCGCCGCCGAACGGGCACAGTATCAGCTGAGCAAGGATAAGGCCACCTTGGAGCAGGAGCGTGCCGCTTTTGCGCGGGAACGCTTGCAGGTGTCCGTGGGCGCCGAGTTGCAGAAACGCGGCCTGCGCGCTGATTTCGCAGTTTATCTGACCGGAAGCGACGCCGAGACCAGCAAAGCCAACATCGACACGTTTGAATCCCTGTGGAAATCCTCCCTGAGTGACGCCGTGAACGGCAGAATGCGTTCCAACGCACCGCCCAGAGACGCCAATCCGGCACCGGATTACAGCAAGATGAGCGACGCAGAATACTACGCCGCTACCTACGACAAAAAATAAGGAGATGATATGCTATGGCAAATAGCTTTATTACCATCCAGGAGATCGCCAGAGCGGCGCTGCCCCGACTGATCGAAAACCTGGTATTCCCCAACCTAGTCTACAAGGACTTTTCCAACGATTTCTCCCGCAACCTGGGCGACACCATCCAGGTACGCAAGCCCGTCCTGCTGGAGGCAAAGGAGTTTGACCAGAGTGTGGGCACCACCGCCCAGGACATTGTGGAGACCTCCGTCCCCGTGACCCTGGACAAGATCGCCACCGTTGACGTAGAGATCACCGCCATCCAGGGTGCCACCAACATCAATGACCTCCAGCGTCAGGTGCTGGAGCCTGCCGCCGTGGCGCTGGCGCAGAAGATCAACTCTGACGGCCTGGCACTGTACAAGGACATTCCCTATATTTGTGGCACTGCCGGCACCGCCCCCAGCACGCTGAAAGACCTGGCGGATGTCCGGCGTGTGCTCAACGCCAACAAGGCACCGGTCTCTCCCCGCTATGCAGTCTGGGATACTGCGGCAGACGCCAGCCTGGTGACCATCCCCGCCATCGTCAACGCCGAAAAGAGCGGCAGCACCCAGGCGCTGCGGGAAGGCTCCCTGGGCAGAGTGATGGGCCTGGATAACTACATGAGCCAGGGAATCCATCAGCACACCACCGGCATCACCAGCGCCTCCGCCGTCAAGGTCAACGGTGCGGTGACTGCGGGTGCTACCACCCTGGCCATCGACGGCACCGCGCTGGTCGGCAAGCTGGTCAAGGGCGATGTGCTGACCATCGACGGCAAAAACTATGTGGTCACCGAGGACAGCGCGGCCGCAGCGTCCAACGCCATCACCGGCGTCAAGGTCTATCCCGCCCTGCCCGACATCAAGGACAATGCCGATGTGACCCTGGCAGGCAGCCACACCGCAAACCTGGGCTTCCACCCCTCTGCATTTGCCTTTGTGACCCGCCCGCTGGTCAATCCCTCCGGCGTGGAGTCCTATGTGACCTCTTATAACGGCGTGAGCCTGCGTGTGGTTAAAGGTTACAACATGCAGTACAAGAAGGAGACGCTGTCTATGGACGTCCTGTACGGTTACAAGACCATGTATCCCGAGTTGGCTGTCCGTGCCATGGGTTAAGGTGGCAGCATGATGTATATTGCGACCGACAAAGACGGGAACGAATACAATTTGACCGAAGACCAGGTGGAAGTCTGGGAGCGGTGCGGGTATCAAATCCGCAAAGCGGAGCCGAAGAAGGCAACCGCCAAGAAAACGGCCAAGAAGGTAGAATGACCAGAGGAGGTGATCCCGTGTGACAGAAGTACAGCACGAAAGGGCATATGCAAAGCTCATCCGTAAGCTGGAGCTGACAGAGCAGAGCAGCGGCAACGTCGCCCGCCTGGAGGACGCTTTGGAGGAGGCAGAGGGGGCGCTCCTCCTCTACCTCCGCTGGGACGAGATGAAGGACGTGCTCCTTGCCAAGCTGGTGGAGCTGGCTGCGCTGTATTACCGGCGTGACGCCGCTGGGGCCACCTCCGGCGGCGTGAAGTCCAGCTCATACACCGAAAATGAGGTCAGCCAGAGTGAGACCTACCTGACCGCCGGCGACTATGCCACAGCAGAGCAGGATATTTTAGCTGGCCTGGCCAGATACCGGGAGGTGCGGATGAGATGAGACAGACACCATGCGCATGGCGCAGGGCGTGGGCACTGTATCGCTCCATCCAGACCACGGACAGCCGAGGTGACCCGGTGCGCAAGTATGACATGACCTCCCCCGACTATACAGGGGAGGCTGGGAAAGCGTCCGGTGTTTGCTGGCAGATCACCAGCGACGGCATCCAGGTGGATGCGTCCGGCGAGCGACCGGCACGGACGGCAGCTTTTGTGCTGTACGACAGCGACGTGGAGATCGCCCCATTCGACCGCTGCATTTTTGACGGCGGCACATGGGAGGTCAAGGCGGTGCAGAGTTGGCCAAACCACCGGTATGTGACATTGGAGGCGGTGTGATATGGGAGACCTGGGGAAATTCCAGGCGGCTGTTGAGCGCTCCGCCGATACGCTCATGCAGGAGCTGGGACGGAAAGCAAAACTACACGCAGATATGTTGGCGGGCATGACCAGAGCGATGACGCCAGTCGGTATCGAAAACGGCGGCAGGACTAGAGAGAGCATCCAGAGCTTTGTTGAGCGTGACAAGGACACGATAACCGGCGGCGTAAAATCTGACTATCCGGTTGCCGTATTTTTGGAGTTTGGCACTGGCCCCGTTGCAGAGGAGACTGGGTATCCTGGAGATATTCAGGTCTCACATGTGGCCGAGGGCTGGTGGTGGTACTCCGGCGAGGCCGGACAGCGTATCAAGGCGGCCAGACACGGCGGAGAGCCTAAGGACTATAGCCTTTTTACTTATACAAGAGGCCAGCCGCCCAAGGCGATGTTTCACAATGCCGTCCAGGCATACGGTGACGAAATCGCCAAGGACTTTGGCGATACGGTATTGGAGGTGCTGCGCGATGAGTGACTACCCCGGCATGGTTGACGCCATCCCGCAGATCAGGCAGGCGTTGGCGTCCCTGGATACCACGCTGCCCTATACCGTCTCCGAGCAGTGGCCGAGGACGTCCATCACCGGCAACCTCATCACGGTGACGGAGATCACCAATGCGTCCACCAGCTGGCGCTGCGTGGACGACCTGGCCTATCAGATTGACGTCTGGGCAGCAGAGGCGGACGCCGTGCGTGAGCTGGCGCCGATGGTCAATGATGCGCTGCTGGGTATCGGCTTCCGCCGCACCGGCTCCCAGCAGTTGGACAGATACGATAAAAACGGCGGATATTTCCGCAAAGCACTCCGATTTGGGCGCAAGGTCGACAAACGATTTATGCGCCTAATTGATTAAGAAAGGATGATTGATTATGGCGGATAACGCTACCAGACAGGGCATTGCCTCCATTGGCATCAAGGTGGAGATCAACTCGGTCGAAATGAATTATGTGCAGGAGATTGGCGACATCGGTGGTGCGCCTTCCGACCTGGACGCCACCTGTCTCAAAGACTCCATGAAAAAGAACGTCCCTGGCGTTCAGGACACCAAGTCCTTTGAGATTACCTACTTCTTTGATAACAGTTCTGCCGACTCCGACTACCGGAAGATCAAGGCGTTGCAAACTGCCGGAAATGTCGTCCCCGTGGCGGTTACTTTTCCGGACGGCACCAAATTTGCCACCACTGGTTACATCACCACTTACACCTCTGGCGTCAAGGTTGACGAGCTGATCATGGCAAAACTGACCGTTGGTCTCCAGAGCGATTGGACGGTGACTAATCCGGCCGCTGGTGCCGGTGGGGGCTGATAACCCGGAGATGCGTAAAAACAACAAAGGGAGGGGCTTTTCGGCCTCTCCCGTCTAATTTTGGAGAAAAGTTATGAGAACTTACGAAAGAATGATTGGCAACGACAAGTATCAGTTCCGCCTGACCGCAGGCGCACAGAAAGTATTGGAGAAGCGGTTTGATGCGACGGGGCTCCAACTGATTCTGGAAAGCGCTGAAAACGCTGAGAGGATGACCGCTATCCTGGGCGCATCCGCAAACTACAAAGGCAATGAGAACCCGACTGTTGACGGCGAAATGATCTACGACCTGCTGGTAGACGATGGTGTTGCCGGTGAAGATGGGTTCTTCGAAATTTCGCTGGGCATCGCCGTGGCCTCCGGCATCATGAACGAGACGAATGCAGGCAAGACCATGGAAGCGATCACAAAGGCTGTGGAGGAAACCTATGCCAGCCTGGACCCTACGGGGGAGAAGGATGCGGAAGCGGCAGAGAACTGACCTTGGATGACATCGTGCAAGAAGGAGTCATCGCCGGAATACCGGCCATAGAGGTTTGGGATTGGACGCTGGGGGAAATCTTGACGCAGATCAAGGCTGTATTTGAGCGGCGGCGGCGTGACGGGCAAATGCTCGCACAAGTCGCCGTTGGCGAGGCGCACATGGTCGCAGCGCACTTCTCCAATGGCGCGAATCCAGAAATTTGGGAGGTTTTCCCGTTTTGGACAGACGATGAAATCATGCGGTGCAAGGTGGAAAAGTACAAGCGCCTGATGTGGCGACATGCAGGAGGTGGTAACCATGGCTGACGGCAGCGTAACAATCAAAGAAATTCGGGCGAAATTTACCGCCGACATCCAGGATTACCGTCAGAAAATGCAGGCACTGTCCAGCTCCATTGCGGGCATGGACAGCAAGCTGGAGGGCATCAAACGCAAGGCGCAAGTGGCGATGGACTCCCCGTCCAAGAGTACGCAGAAGCTGGGGCGGGCGCTGAACTCTGCGACAGACGCGCTCCAAAAGAAACAGCAACGGTTTGAGGATATAACTCGAGCTGGAGAACGGACGGCCAAAGAGATGGAGAAAGTATCTCAAAAAATGGCCGAAATGGGGAAAACGTATCAGGCCATCATGGACGCGAAGGCGTCCGGGGTTGATTTGGGCACGCCCATCCAAAAGCAGATGGACGCGGCATCGGAAAAGGTTGACCAGCTATATAACCGGATTGCCAGTCTGAAACAGCAGCTTGCAGCAACGAAGGGAACGAATTACACGGCGGTTTTTGACGGTAATGAGGTGCTCAACGTTGAAGACGTCAGCGCACGAGTCCAAAAGCTGACCAGAGAAGCGGAAACGGCAGGCCAAGCGGTCGTAAAATTGGCCACTGCCATCGACAATATCGGCGAAAGCAACCTGAAATTCGCAAATGAAAGCGGTCTTGCCCGTCTCCGAAAGCAAATGGAGGCGTCTGTGGATAAAGCCGAGAGGTTAGGCGAAAAGCTCGCCCAATCTGGGGAAAAAGCCGAGGAAATGGCAGGCAAAGTCCGCCAGAACAACCAAGCGCTCAACAGCAACGCAAAGAGCCTATCCAGGACATCTGCCCTGTACAATGCACTCATTTCCGCCGGCGACCGCCTTGGAAAAGGATTGTCCTCTGTCAAAAACAAAATCGCAGGAATCGGGAACACGTCCAGGAGCAGCACAGGCAAAGTAGAAGGGCTATTGAGATCTATCCGACGCATCTCTATCGTTAATTTGGGCTTACACCTTGCGCGGGCGTCCTCCGGCATCGGAGAGCTGCAAAGCGCTGTCACCCGGTACATGGACACCAATGACGCAGCGGCGGCGTCTATCAACCGCTTGCGTAATGGTTTAACCAACGCCCTTGCGCCTGCTATCAATCTTTGCGTCAACTTGCTTAGCAAGGTCATGCCGTATTTGATCGGCATTGTTGACGCTGTGGCCTCCCTCATCACCAACATCTTCGGCGAGGGGTGGACGACCGTCAGCACCGGCGCAGGAGCGGCAGCGGACGCCACAAAGGACGTAGCCGACAACACCAAGGACGCTGCCAAAGCCCAAAAGGAGTACAACAAGCTCATTGCGGGGTTTGATGAGATCGAAAAACTAGAGAAGCAGTCCGACGCTGGCAGCTCCGGTGGTTCGGGCGGATCCGGCGGGAAAGCGAAGCAGGACAAAGCGGAAGGTACGGAAGGCATCGCCGGGAAGCTCCCCAAATGGTTGGAGAGTCTCATCAACGATATTGACAGCCTACTGACCAAAGGTGACTTTTACGGCATCGGCACCCGCATCAGCGAGACGCTCAACAGCGCCACAAAGGCGGTGGACGACTGGTTTAACAATGTCCTGCGCCCCAAGGGCGTGCTGTGGGCTGGCCGCTTTGCGGACGTGTTCAACGGCTTGGTAGAGGGCTATGACTGGGGGCTGCTGGGGGATACCATCTCTGATGGGCTCTTGGCGGCTATCGACATTGCAGGTACGTTTATCCGTAACGCTCGATTCGAGAGCTTGGGCAAGGGGATTGCGACCGGTATCAATCGAGCTATCAAACGCATCAACGAGTCTGACATCAACTTTGGGTCGTTCCTGGCTGACCTGCTCAATGCGGGCATCCGCGGGCTGTATGGCTTTGCAAGCACTGTCAAATGGAGCCAGATCGGCACCTTTGTCGCCAACAATGTCAACAAATTTTTTAAGAAGGTTGATTGGAAAAAGGCGGGACGAACTGCTGGCAAGCTGATTGCCGGCCTGGGCGAGATGCTCGTAACAGCTATATCCAAAATCAGCATAAGCGAAGTTGCGCGAGCATTCAGCGATTTTTTGGAGAGCGCAGGAATTAGCAAATCTCTGGCGATTGATATAGCGTTGCTTTTTACCGTTGCGAAAGGCGTGAAAATCGCAAACGCAATTTGTGGTGCGATCGGATTAGGCGCAACTACATCAATGGCTGGAATTTCTGGTATAGCGTTACCTATCACGTTAGCTGTTGGGTCGGTTATGGTGATGCAGGGCGTAGCTGGACTGTTGCATACCAAGGTGAAAGCAATCCTCAAAGAAGCCGGGTACGACCCAGACAAAGATTTTAACTCGAATGGCACAAGAAAAGGGAACGAGCACTGGTACAACAGTAAAGTAAATATCGGAGACGTATGGAAAGACATAAAGGATTTCTTTACGTCCGGAAACGATAAAGGCTCGCGAACAGACCTCCAAAAGGAAGCCGACGCAACTCGAGCAAAATACAAGCAGTATACCGAAGGAGCAAAACGACGGACGTCGAACCAGGGCGGCAGGGTCGCCGAAAACACCCAGAAAGCTACCGAAAAGGGCGCAAAGGCGTCCACCGATGGTTGGAGCTGGTTGAAACGTGTTGGCGTGTCTGCCTCCGCCGTAGCGAAAGGTACGAGCGCCAAGATCAAGACGGTATCGACTATCAATCAGAGCGGTAAAAACACCCAAACCGTTGGCGTCAAACTGGCACAAGACGGTTGGGGTTCCGTTGGTGACTGGGTGCAAGAGCACATTGGCAGCCCTGTTGCCAAAGCGGTCGGCCTTGGTCGAGACAAATGGGAGTATGTCAGCAGCTGGGTCGGCGAACGACTGGGCGGCGGCGTTAGTAAAGTGATCGGCCTTGGACAGGACGGATGGAGCTCTGTCAGCGGATGGGTTAAAGAGCATTTTGGCGGCGGCGTCAGCAAAGGAATCGGATTGCTCAAAGACGGTTGGAGTTCTGTAAAAGATTGGGTCAACGACCGCACCGGCGGCGGCGTAAGCAAGTTGGTCAGCCTGGCAAAAAACGGATGGAGTTCTGTTTCCTCCTGGGTTAGCAATTCCCGAACAAAGGTCAGCGCTAAGGTCAGTTTGGTCAAACAGGGATGGCGGACGCTTTCTGGGTACATCGGCTCGTTCACAAAACGAATTGGGCTGAAACTGACGTGGAATAACGTCAGCGGCTGGAAAGCTGTGGTAGCAAGAGTGCTGTTTGGCAAATCCCAGTGGCCTAGTCTTAGATTCGCCGCCCGCGGCGGCGTCGTAGATAGGGCAACGCTCTTTGGGAACACCGTAGTCGGTGAAGCCGGCAAAGAAGCCATCATCCCCCTGGAACGGAACACCGAATGGACTGGACAAGTAGCCAAGCTCCTGGCGCAGCATCTGTACGATCTGCCGCAGCCCACCGCTCCGTCTATGTATAGCACTGACAACGCAATCAGCGACTCCGACATGGCTGAGCTGGTCGCTCTCCTGCGGGCAATCCGCTCTGATGTGGCCGCAGTGCGGCAGAGCAGCGGTGGGAGCGTCACGGTCAACACCAACCTGGACGGTCGTACCATTGCACGGAACACTATCGACTACATCAACGGCCAGGCCAAAGCCACCGGCGTCAACCCGCTGGCTGCTTATATGTGAGGAGGCGGCAGTATGGCAAATATCACGGTCAGTGAGCTGTATATCAACAGCAAGCAAATGCCGACTCCGGCGGCAGAGGGCGTGACCATCACCCGGGAGAAAATCTGGTCGGAAGACACCGGGCGAACGGCGGACGGCGGCATGACAGGCACCATCATCGCCATCAAAACGAAAATGTCCATCCGCTGGGCACTGCTGACGCCGGCGCAGGTGGCCACTATCGAGGCAGCTGTCTCCGATGGTGGCCACCCCTTTGTGCCGGTGAAATTCACCGATGCCACCGGCGCGACAGTGACCAAGACCATGTATTTCGGCACGCCCACCTATACGGTCTACTCCTGGGCGAATGGCTACCAGTACATCAAAGATGTGTCGGTGGATGCAATCGAAAAGTGAGGTGACAGATTATGTATAACACAACAACAGCCTTAGCCGCTGCCCTGGCAACGCAGAAGCTATACACCAAGGTAGTGTACGGGTCTACGACCATCGGGGCGGAGCAGGTCAAAAAGTGCGTTTATTCCGGCTCTTTTGGCGGGATGGATACGGTGACCATTGGAGGCGTGACGGCGGCCATGGTCACGCTGACGCTGTCCGGGGCGCACAATCTGAGGGATAAGACCATTGTGGTCTCCGTGGGCGCGGACGTGAGCGGAACAGTCCAGTATGTCCCGCTGGGCACCTTTGTAGTCGCAAGCTGCAAGCAGGTCGATGACACCACGACGGTCACCGCCTACGACGCTGCCTATTACGCCCTGGGCGGCACCTATACGCCTACCGTGTCTTCTGGCGCTACTGTGGCGGCAGTGATGTCCGACGTGGCCGCCCAGTGCGGTCTGACCTTGGCCACGCTGCCTTCGGCGGCGTCCACGACCAACGTGGTGGGCGACCTGACAGGCAAGACCTGCCGGGACATGGTGGGTTATCTGGCGGCGCTGGTGGGCTGTAACGCGCTCATCGACCGAGACGGTAAACTAGCCTTGCGCTGGTTTGCTGACAGTGGCCAGAGCTACAGCCCCAGCGACTACTACAACGCTGGCCTGTCCATTGACGGCACGTCCACCCTGGCCTGTATCCGGGCGGAGGTGGAGACGACCACCACGGACGCCGACGGCAACACGTCCGTCACTACCAACGCATACACCGCAGGCGGCACAGGCGTGGGAATCTCCATCCAGAACCCGTACATGGCCCAGGTCATCCTGGACGCCGTGTGGGCGTCCATCGGCGGGCTTATACCGTCGGCAGCTGCGACATCTTCCACGGGTTGCTGGTGGAGCCGGGTGACCTGGTGACCATCACAGACAAGACGGGCGTGGCACATACGCTGGCGGTCATGTCCCTGAACATGACCATCGACGGCGGCTGCAAGACCACCCTGCGGGCGACCGGTGAGAGCACCACGGACGCCAGCGCCGCAATGCAGGGCAGTCTTGGCGGCAAGGTCAGTCAGCTGGTGGTTGACCTCGCCAAAGTCAAGCAGCTCATCATCGAAGACGTCAACGGCGTGACAAAGATTTATGGCGGGCGCATTGACACAAAGAGCCTCTTTGCCCAGGACATCACCGCCACGGGTACCATCACTGGCGCCCAACTCATCGGTGCGATTTTGAGCGGGGAGAACATCAATATCGTATCAGAGCGTGTATACGACGACACGGACGAAGATGGGCTGCTGTATCAGCGGATATACACCCAAACTGTCATCAAAACAGTGCAAGAACAAAACGGGGTTGATTACCTCCTCTTGAAGCAGGCGTCGGTAACAGATGATTATAACGACAATCCGCCGGTAGCGGCGACCACGCCGTATCGGACGAACATCCAATACGGAGATGGGAGTTATATCAAACTGACAAATGACGAATTATTTGTCTACACGCCACAAATTACGACAAATTATAGCGCTAAGTCTTACACCAGCTTTTCCGGCAGCGTTGTTTCCGACGGCACCCTCACGGTGACGAAAAAGTTTGGTGTGTGCTACCTCAACGGCGGTATCACCCTGACTGCTGCGGTCAGCGGGTGGGTGACCCTGCTGGATAGCAACGCCGTGCCAGCACCTCAAAACGGTGAGGCAATCATCGTGACGCTGCCATCCTGGAAGGCTCCCACAACCAATCCGGCCAGACTGCGCATCCCGGCTGGTGGTGGGTTGCAGATCACCAGAGGCTCGGCCAATGCGTTTTGGATCAATCTGGCCTATCCCATCAACTAAGGAGACCATATGGAGAGTATTATTGTAGCACTGATCACCGGCGGCCTGTCGCTGATCGGCGTCATCGTCACCAGTCGGAGCAGTGGCAAAAAGGTGCAGCAGCAGTTGGAGATTGCGCAAGCTGTCACGGATACCAAGATTGAGGAACTGACCCGTGAAGTCCGGCACCACAATGGGTTTGCCGACCGAGTGCCCATCCTAGAAGAAAAAATGAAGGTCGCCAATCATCGGATTGACGACCTGGAGCACAGAAAGGAACATAGCCATGAAGAGTAAGATTTGGTGGAAAGCGGCGGGTATTAGAGCACTGAAAACGGTTGCCCAGACCGCTCTTGCAGCGCTCAGCACCGCCTATGTCCTGGCCGACGTAGATTGGCTGGTGGTGGGCAGCGCGTCTGTCCTGGCGGGCATTTTGTCCCTGCTGACCAGTTTGGCAGGGCTGCCCGAAGTGGGCGAGGAGGCCGAAGTATGAGAATCAGCGAAAAAAGTTTGGCCATGATCGAAAAATTTGAAGGATGCCTGCTCAAGGCGTCTAACAAGCTGGATGGTGTATGGACCATTGGCTATGGCCAGACCGGCAGGTATTATGGCAAACGGGTGCGCCGGGGCATGACCACAACCAAAGCGGAGGCGCACGCCTGGCTTCGCGACCACAGCATCAAGACCTATGAGGACGCGGTGACCCAGGCGGTCAAGGTACCGCTGAACCAGAACCAGTTTGACGCCCTGGTGAGCTTTACGTACAACGTGGGCGTTGGTGCGCTCAAGCAGTCCACCGCCTTGCGTAAACTGAATGCTGGCGACTACGCCGGTGCGGCGGACGCCCTGACCATGTGGACGAAGTGCAAAGGCAAGGGGCTGGCTGGCCTGGTACGGCGGCGCAAGGAAGAACGGGCCTTGTTTCTGACGCCCGTAACACAGGCCAAAACCACCAACACCGGCCTGCTTCGCAAGGGTGACAGGGGCGACGACGTCAAGCTCCTCCAGCATCGTCTGAACATCCTGGGCAGTCAGCTCGCCGAGGACGGCATCTGGGGCGTCCAGACGGACTCCGCCGTGAGAGGTTACCAGTATCGTGCCGGTCTGACGGTGGACGGCATTGTAGGCGCAAAAACCAGGGCGGCGCTCATCCGGGATGCAATCCTGGCCAGAGCCGCCGAAATGGGTGCATACATGGTCAAGCACAAGTGGCACTACCAGGATAAGACCTACCGAGCCAAGTCCACCTGGGAGACCACAAAGGCGCTGAACAAGCCTGGCTCTAGCTGCTCCCACTTTGTATCCTGGGTCTTGCAGGACGTGGGCTTGTTGACGGAAGGCAAACGCATCTCCCACGATGGGGGCAAGGTCACTGGCACTGGCAACCTGCTGGGCTGTCAGGTCATCCAGGCAGGGGGCAAGACCTGGGACAAGCTCCCCGATCTGCGGCCGGGGGACGTGTGCGTGTGGGATAGTAACCTGGCGATCTACGCCGGTGGTGGTAAGTGGTATGATGCTGGCGGGCCGTTCAGCGCAAATTGCAAGGACGGTCGCTATACCAATGTGGGGCCGGTTGCGCCTTATTACGACCGGACAGAGCCGGTCTATTATCTGGTGAGGGCGAAGGTATAAATAGAACGAAACAAAGCGCCTGGGGCAGTTCACAGTGCTCCAGGCGCTTTAATATTGTGCGAAAAAGTTGTGATTTTTGTGGAGAAATTTCACGTCTTCAATTGACACGTACGTGTCGTTGTGGTATAATAAAACCATGGAAAGGGGGTGGTTATCATGGGAAAGCGAGAGCTGAAAAAGACTCAGCCGAAAATCAACTGGCCGCAAACCTTGTTTGATTTCCTTCTGAGTCTTCTGGTTGGGGTTTTGCTTCTGCTGATTGACAAATACCTAATCTAA